TACTTCCCCATGTCCCGTGCAAAATGGCCCGGCCCCCAAAAAATTTTAGGAAAATTTTCCGAGAGTTGCTGAAGCATCCGTTAGGTGATACAGATACCCCATGCAACCGATCCGCGACCGCCTAGTCGAACAGCTCACCCGCAAAGGCATGGGTGCGGCCAAAGCCAATGCCGTCGCCACGAAGACGCTGCAAAAGTCCGGTGCACTGAAGAAGGGTTCGACGCAGCCGACGAAGAAGGGCCTTGTCCGCACGAAGATGGGTGCCGCTGGCCGGGCCAAGGATCGCGCCGCCAAGGAGACAGGCCGCAGCCCCGGCGACTTCAAGTACAACCAGCTCACCAATCGCGCCCGGCTCAAATGAGCCGCAACACTCACTCACAAGGACAACCCCAGCAGTTGCTGGGCGTGCTCGCCTGAAGTGACGCCGGTCTCTGACGTTTGACAGTTCGGCCAGTTGCGCATATGTTCCGGCGCATGGCCAAGCCTCCGATGATCATCCATGAGCCGAGCAAGGACCCCGCACTGGGGGCCTATCCGCCGACGCTCCCGGTCGAGATCGCGCTGCGAACAGCGACGATCCCTGAGTTGTGCACCGAGTACAACCTGACCCGCGAGCAGTGGAACGCGCTTCGGCTTCGCGAGGACTTCCGCGCAGAAGTCAAGGCGTGGGTGGAGAAGCTGAAGGAAGAAGGCATGTCCTTCAAGGCCAAGGCCCAGCTTCAGGCGGAACAGCTCCTGATCACCTCGTGGAAGATGATCCATGGCGGCGCAGGAGTACCGCCTACAGTCAAGGCCGATCTCATCAAGTTCACGATCCGCGCCGCAGGCTTGGACGGCAGCGCCAGCGGACAACAGGGCGGGGGCTTCAACCAGACCGCCTTCCAGATCACCATCAACTTGTAAGGGGCGGGACCAATGGACGACTACCCGTACAACACCGACTACTCCCCGGCCCCTGTCAAGGGTAAGGGCGAGCCGCCGAAGCTCGACTTCAGCAACGAGGACCCCTACGACGATGGCCTCAACCCGGCACGCGGGGTCATCAACGGCCTGCTCATGGGCGTCGGCTTTCTGATCCTGCTCTATCTCATGTACCTCGGCGCAGACTACGCGCTGACCGAGATGCTGCGCGGGGGCTGATCGTGGCGACACATAAGGCGCGGACTTCTGCTCAGAAGATCGACTACACGCCTCCCCCGACCATCCGCGGCTTCATCGTGGACTACAGGCCGGGGGAGTTGTTCTATGACTGGATCGTCGGTCCAGTCGGCTCTGGCAAGACAACGGGCCTGTTCTTCAAGCTCGTGTTCATGGCCAAGCAGCAGAAGCCCGGTCCTGACGGCATCCGTAGAAGTCGAGCAGTGGTGGTCCGCAACACCGCACCGCAGCTGCGCGACACCACGCTTGTCTCGTGGAACTACTGGTTCAAGCACGGCATCGCGGGCGTCTGGGAAGAAACCAAGAAGACCTTCACCCTGAAGTTCGGTGATGTCGAGTGCGAGGTGCTGTTCCGCCCGCTCGATACGCCCGATGACGTGGCCCGCGTCCTGTCGCTCGAAGTGACGTTCGCGATCATTGACGAGTTCGTGCAAATCCCCAAGGAGATCGTCAACGCCCTGTCCGCTCGCTGCGGACGCTACCCCTCCATGAAGGACGGCGGCGCGACGAACTGGGGAATGTGGGGATCATCGAACCCTGACACGGAAGACAACTGGTGGTTCGACTTCCTGCACGACGAAGCAGTAGTCGAGCGCGTCTGGGCCGCGTGGGAGAACCCGCTGGGACCGAACGCGGACGATCCGGCAGCGCAGGCCGCGATGAAGGCCATGGCGGGCGAGGGCGACCGCAACATCAAGTACTTCAAGCAGCCCTCGGGCTTCAGCGATCACGCGGAGAACCTTGAGAACCTGCCGGGCGGGCGGAAGTACTACACCGATCAGGCCAAGGACAAGACTACTGCGTGGATCAAGCAGTTCCTCGAAGCCGAGTGGGGCTTCTCCATCGCGGGCAAGCCTGTCGTCCCGAGCTTCAACGCCGATCTGCACATTGCCAAGAAGAAGCTGATCTACAATCCGCACCTCCCGCTGGTGATCGGTTACGATCCCGGCCTCGGCGGCAGCGCGTTGGTCTTCGCACAAGAGGACTTGGCCGGGCGGCTGCTCGTGCTGGCAGAGCTTGTGCAGGTGAACTACTCCACGGAACGTCTCGTGAGTGAAGTACTGCGCCCGTTCCTTCGTTCGCACTTTCCTGACGCACAAGTCGTGATCGCACCAGACCCCGCAGCGGCGAACCGGAGCCAGAACGACACGAAGACATCGGTGGACACGCTCAAGAAGTACTTCAACGTGAAGGTCGAGCAGAACAACCGTCTGCCGCTGCGCCTGAACGCCATCGAACACTATACCTCACGTCTTACAAGTCTCGGCCCGGCGCTTCAGATCGACCCGGTGCGCTGCCCGGTCCTCGTGCGGGCCTTGAAGGGCGGCTGGAAGTATGTCATTGACCAGAAGAAGGGCGTCGTGACTGCGGCGGAACCCGAGAAGAACAAGTTCAGTCACCCCGGCGATGCGTTTGGGTATGTCGCCCGGTTCTTCCACCGTGTAACCGAGCGTGAAGGCCGCTACGGCGGATCACCGAACAAGTTCAAGCCGCCGAGATCGTTCTCGCCGGGCTATCACATGCAGTAGGGGCGGAAAATGGCACAAGTTACAGAAGTCAAGGACCCGCAGGCCGTAGAAGTTTCCCCGGAACCCGCCCCTGTCCGGCGTATCGACAAGGAGCAGATGAAGCTCCTCGGCGGTGCGCTGGCGAGGACGTTCGGGCGCTACTCGGCGGATCGACATCAGGCAGAGCAGAAGTGGCTGCGCAATCTGCGCCAGTACCTCGGCATCTATGACCCCGAGATCGAGAGCAGCCTTGGGAAGGGCCGCTCGCGGGCCTACCCCCGGCTGACGCGCGTCAAGTGCATCTCCGTGGTGAGCCGGATCATGAACCTCATGTTCCCCGGCGTCGAGAAGAACTGGAACCTCGAAGCCAGCCCGAACGCCGACATGAAGATGGAGGACGTGCACGAAGCCGTCGAACGCATGATGCAGAAGTTGTCGGCGGCTGGTGGAGAAGCGCCGAAGCTGGACGACAAGATGGTGCAGATGGCCGTCAACGAACTGGCCATGGATCGCGCCAAGCACCTCGAAGCGTGGATTGACGATCAGCTTCAGGAGATTGGCGGCGACCAGACGCTCGACTACGTGTCGCTCAACAGGCAGGTGCTGAAGTCCGGCGTCATGTTCGGCGTCGGACTACTGCATGGCCCCTTTGTGCGCACCGAGAGCTTCACCCAGTGGACGCTGGGCGACGATGGCAAGCCGATGCCGAAGACGAACACCTCGTTCAAGCCGATGTACGAGTTCCTGCCGATCTGGGACTTCTACCCCGACATGAGCGCCAAGACGTTCGCGCAGATGGATGGCTACTTCCTTCGCAAGGTGATGAGCCGGGCGCAGCTCCGCGATCTCGCGAAGCGCCCCGACTACTTCAAGGATGTGATCACGTCCTATCTGGCCACGAACCAGACTGGCAACTACAAGGCCATGTCTTACGAGACACTACTGCGGAACATGGGTATTCGCGAGAACGTCAGCGAACAGGCCGCAGCGGACGCGGGCGGCAAGTACGATGTGCGTGTCTGGCACGGCCCGATCTCGGGCGCGTACCTTCAGGCCGCAGGGATCAGCTCGATCCCGCAGGACAAGTTGGGCGACGACTTCATGGCAGAAGTCTGGCTCATTGACGACTTCGTGATCAAGTGCGAGATTAACTCTTGGCGCAAGATCGGCATCGACGTGAACATGATCCATGCCTTCGTGTTCGATGAGGATGATACCAGCCCGGTCGGCAACGGGCTTCCCTCAATTATGAGGGATAGCCAGATGGCATTGTGTGCGGCCACGCGCATGATGCTCGACAACGCCTCGGTGATCTGCGGGCCGAACCTCGAAGTGAACACCGATCTTCTGCGTCCCGATCAGGACCTGACGGCCATCGAAGGGTACAAGATTTGGTATCGCGAAGGCACCGGGCAGGAAGCCCAGTTCCCGGCAGTGCGCGGCGTCCAGATCGACGGCCACCTCACTGAACTGCTCAGCACCATCGAGCTGTTCCAGAAGTTCGCGGATGCGGAGACCTTCGTCGGCCCGCAGACTGGTGGCGACATGGACAGGCAGAAGTCCAGTGAGCCGATGCGCAGCCCAGTGGGCGCGAGCATGCTGCGGTCGGACGCGGCGCTGCCCTTCAAGGACATCGTGCGGTCGTTCGACATCTTCACGATGTCGGTTATCTATTCCATCGTACAGTTCAACAGGAAGTTCAATCCGCAGGTGGCCCCGGAAGGGGACTACAACGTGGTGGCCCGTGGCGCGACCGCGATGATCGCCAAGGAGATCAGGGCCATGCAGCTTGATCAACTGGCGGTCACTCTCACGGAGGAGGAGAAGTTGGAGGTTGATCCGAGGAAGCTGGCGCGTGCCCGCTTCATCGTGCGTGATCTCGAAGACGTACTTCTGCCCGACACGCAGGCCGAGGCCAATCGTCGGAGCCGCGAGGCTTCGCAGGCCGAACTGGTGGCGCAGCAGAAGGAGCAGGTGGCCGCAGAAGTCCGCAAGACGCTCTCGGATGCCTTCAAGAATATCGCACAGGGGCAGAAGAACACGGCCACGGCAGACGCCGCGACCGTCAAGTCTGTCCTCGAACTGCTCGAAAGGGGATTGGAAGATGCGGCAAGCAATAACATCGCGGGATCGAGCGCAGGAACTGGTGGACAGCCTGCGCAAGCAGCCCAGCAATAACATTCCTGAGTTCGTCAAGCTCATCGAGTACTTGTACGAGGACACGAAGGAAAAGCTCGTCACGTGTGACGAAAAAGATGTCGCTCGACTTCGTGGTGAAGCGAGCGGTATGAAGCGTCTGGGCGACATGCTCACACGCCCGAACTTGAAGCCGACTGCAACGTAGAAGTAGGGGATAGACAATGGCCGACAACAACGACGATTTCGAGAAGATTTTCGGTGATGCTTTCGCGGCAGCATCCGCGCCTGAGCAGACCGCCACAGGTGCCACTGGCGCGACGGGTGCAACAGGTGCCCCGGCAGCTGCTGAAGGTGCCACTGGCGCGACGGGTGCCACGGGTGCAGAAGGTGCTTCGGGTGCCACTGGTGCGACGGGCGAAGCCGATGGCGCGACTGGTGCCACGGGTGCCACCGGAGCCACTGGAGATGAAGGCGGCGACGATGACGAAGGGACTGGTGCGACAGGCGCGACCGGGGCCACCGGAGCGACTGGCGCTACAGGCTCTGCAAAGCCCCCGGCGAAGGCCGACGATGGCGACAACGCAGAAGTCCTCAACCGTCTTGCCTCACTTCTGAGGGATGCCCCGGCGAGCAAGGCCCCGGAGAAGGTCGAGAAGCCCGCCGAGGAGCCGCCCGCAGAAATCTTCACCGCCGAGGAGAAGAAGGTCCTCGCGAACTACGAGAAGGATTGGCCCGAGGTGGCGCAGGCCGAGGCCCTGAAGCGCCGGGCGGAATACCGTCACCTCGTGGGCTTCATCTTCCAGCAGTTCGGGGAGCAGCTGGCGCAGCGGGACGCAGTAATCGAGGCCCTTTCTGCGAAGACGCAGTACTCCGAACTGAAGGAGAATATCCCCGACTACAACGATGATCTGGCTGATCAATTGGTCGCTTGGACCAAGACCCAGCCTGCCTACTTGCAGAAGGCGTACAACTCGGTTATTACTGAGGGCACTCCGCAAGAGGTCGCTGACCTTGTGCAGCGGATGAAGCGGGAGACTGGCGACACTACTGCTCAGGGCGGAAAGCCCGCCCCGGCAGGTCAAAAGCCTCCCAAGAAGGAAACTGAACTGCCCCCCAGCACCAAGCAAGCGGCTGCTGAGTTGGCCCCAGTCGGTTCCAAGCGTTCGGCAATCAGTAGCGGCGTAGACCCGACCGACTTCGCGGGAGCGTTCGATACATTTGCCAAGATGTAACGGGCAAACAGGAGCCAATGACAAATGACAAATATCGTTCAGTACGGTGACATCTCCCCGGCAGTCGCGGCCTACTCGGTCGTGCGCATGCTCAAGCGTGCGATGCCGCTCCTTCAGCTGGAGAAGTTCGGGCAGACTTATCCTCTCCCCACCAACTCCACGCAGACCGCGAAGTTCCGCCGCTACTACATGACGGGTGCGACGGGTGCTGCGGGTTCCGGCTCGGGTGCCTTCAGCATCCCGGTCGCGACTACTCCGCTTGTCGAGGGCGTGACCCCGGCTGGCAGCAAGCTGTCGAATGTTGACTACACCGTCACGCTCGCGCAGTACGGCGACTTCATCACGATCACCGATGTCGTGATGGACACCCACACGGACCCGATCCTTCAGACGGCGACGGACATCCTCGGTGAGCAGGCAGCTCTCACCGTCGAGACCCTGCGCTTCAACGTCCTGAAGGCTGGCACGAACGTCTTCTACGCCAACGGCTCGACACGCACGGATGTCAACACCGTGATCACCCTTGCCGCGCAGCGCCAGATCACTTCTGCGCTGAACCGCCAGAACGCGAAGAAGATCACCTCGATTGTGGCCTCCACGCCGGACTACAACACGAAGTCCGTCGAAGCGGCCTACATCGCGGTCTGCCACCCCGATCTGGACAGCGACATCCGTGGCATGGCCGGGTTCAAGCCCGTGGCCGACTACGGCCCGCACACCTCGCCCATGGAAGGCGAGATCGGCTCCGTGGAGCAGGTGCGCTACCTCGCCTCCACCGTCATCGCCCCGTGGGCGGATGGCGGCGGCGCGAAGGGTAGCATGCGCTCCACCTCGGGCACCAACGCCGATGTCTATCCCGTGCTCTACTTCGCACGTGACGCCTTCGGCATCGTGCCTCTGAAGGGCAAGTCTTCGATGACCCCGATGGTGGTCAATCCGAAGCCTGCTGCGGGCGATCCGCTGGGCCAGCGCGGCACCGTGGGCTGGAAGCTCTGGACGGCGACGGTTATCCTTCAGGAAGCCTTCATGGCTCGCTTGGAGTGCGCTGTCACCGCCTAACGTGATGCCGGGGCCGGGTACTAGTACTCGGCCCTAACCTCAACTTCTACAGACACGGAGAACTACCCAGATGCGTAACGCAGGTATCGCTAACTCGGCATCCGGCTCCTTCACGGGCGCTGGTGCTGCTGTCACCCTGACCCTCGGCTTCGTGCCGATCATGGTCGTCGTCATCAACGAGACCGACGCGATCAAGTGGATGAAGCTCTACGATCAGGCGGCGGCGAACTCGATGAAGGAGACTGCGGCCTCGGTCCAGTCCCTCGACACCGGGTCGGCCATCGTCATCAACAGTGACGGCACTGTCACCCTGTCGGCCACGCTCGCGGCGAACGCCAAGGCGTGCAAGTGGGTGGCCTTCGGCTAATACGAGGGGGCCAAGGTGAAACCTACGCGCCATGACTTCTCATACCTAGCAGGTTTGCTAGATGGGGAAGGGTGCGTAGGTCACTTTCGCAACGGGGCGACCAAACCTCGGATGCGGTTTTCTATCGAGATCAAGATGGCCCATGAGCCGACGATTGATTGGCTTGTAGCGACGTTCGGAGGCTCGAAAATTTCGCGACCTGCGCAGAACGCGCGTTGGAAGCCTCAGTGGCGCTGGCGTGTGACGGATAACGCAGCGAAAGAACTGTACGACAAAATATCCCCACTCTTGAAGATCAAGGGCGGGCACTACTTCTAGTATAAATCATGTCATACGCGGAGACAGTTTCCATGAGCAGCGATTGCAGGATCACCATCAGCCGTCTCGCGAATGGGTGGACCGTCCGCATGACGGACCCGAAGATCGTAGAGAAGAACCAGAAGCGTGACGGTAAAAACGGCTCCTACGCCCCGTGGCAGGACCCGGAAGTCACCTTCGCCTTCGACACTCCCAAAGACGTGTTGAAGTTCCTGAATGCGAACCTCGAAAAGGCTCTCCCGGTGGATGAGTTCGACACGAGCTTCGCGAAGGCCCTTGGCGAGACCGCCAAGGATAAGGACTGAACCAACTAGTAGTATAGGGGATAAACATGCCGAAAGCCGCACGCAAGCCTGTCGAAGACGAGAGCTTCGATCTCGAAGACGAGCCGAACGTCAACACCGCGCCGCCGCCTGTCAAGCGCCCCATGGTGCAGAAGACCGCCGCCGAGGCGCAGGCCGACACGCTCACGAACATCAAGGACAGCTACGTCCGCATCATCCTTGAGGAGAGCGAGGAAATTCCGCCCATCGGTGCCTATGTCGGCGTCAACGGCAAGGGCTACCTCATCAAGCCGGGCGTAGAAGTCGATGTCCCGCTCGAAGTGCTGGAGGTGCTGAACAACGCCGTCCAGTCCACGCCGATCATCAACGAGCAGACCCGCCAGATCGACGGCTGGCGCGAACGGCTCCGCTACTCCTACCGTCTCGTGCCGAAGAAGGCGTCCCGCTAACGAAAGAACCTGATCATGATCCTCTCCGAACTGATCTCTGAGCTTCGTAGGAACATCCTGTATGACCGCTCGGATCGGACGGATGGGGACAGCGACCAGCTCTGGGACGACGACACACTAGTACGGTACATTGACGAGGCCCAGCGCAAGCTCGCGCGTGAGGGCCTCGTCATTCGTGACGGCTCGACCGCGGAAGTGACACAAGTGACACTTGCCACGGGCCAGCACACCTACGCACTCCACGCCTCAGTGATTGCAGTGATCTCGGCTCGATACGACACCGATCAGCCGGACCTGAAGCGCGTGGGGCACTGGTTCCTCGCAGGCTTTCAGGTGCCGGACAGGGACTACTTCGATGTCAATCTCGCGACCACGCTGACGCCCGGCAGGCCGCTGGCGTTCTCGACCGACGAAGAAGTTCGCACCAACTCGGACGCGGGTGACAGCGCCGGGGTCATGGCCCTGCGTGTCTACCCCACGCCGACCGCCAGTGAGAACGGCAAGAAGGTCTATCTCCGTGTCATCCGCATGCCCATCGAGCGGCTGGGCAAGAAGCACCTCAAGCTGACCCCCGAGGTGCCGGAAGAACATCATCTTGAGATGTTGGACTGGGCGGCGTATCTTGCGCTTCGTGTGCAGGATCAGGACGCCGGGAACAGCTCTGAGGCCGCGAAGTTCGAGAGCCGCTTCTTGGCTACGATCAAGCGGGCGCAACGCGCACAGATGAGGAAGTTGTTCAGTCCGCAGGGCTGGGGCTTCGGACGAAGCGGATGGAGCTGGGAGAAGTAAGATGGCTGAACCGACATTCGGCGCACGGGCGCTCAAGGGCATCTTCGACACGGGCACCATGCTCGGCAACGGACTACTGCTCGGACAGGGTGCTCTCGTAAAGGGCACCCTTGGCTACGTGGGCGACAACGCGATGAAGGCCGTGGGTCTCCGCACAGGCGACTACGCACCGCTGGCCGACTACATCCAGCAGGGCGCGACCGAGATCGCCAAGGCCCGCGAAGGGTCCGGCAGCATCGGCGCACTGGCTGAACTGGGCGGTGGCATGGCGTCCGGTGGACTGGCGCTGAAGGGCATCCTCGGCGCGGGGAAGGCGATCCCGAGTGCGCTGCGGGCAGTAGTCCCGAAGACTTCTGCGGTCGGTGAACTCGGTCCTGTGGTCCCGAAGACGGATGTCGGCAAGCTCATGAAGGGCGGGCTGGGGCTTCTGGGCGCGGGTGCCACATACGGCGCAGTCGCTTCCGGTGCCCCTGAACTGTCAGACTTCACAGATGCCACGGCTTCGTCCGGCGTACTGCCGCCGAAGGATGGTTCCGCACAAGTCGGCGCTGCTGCGGTCGAGAAGGCCGCGAAGCCGCAGCTGACCAAGGGCCAGCAGATGAAGATCGACGCGATGGCCGGGATGTCGTTCGACCGACTGAACAAGTTGGCGGCGCTGAAGCAAGTTGGAGCGACCAAGGGTCCGACGCAGAAGGAGATCATGCTTCAGCGGCTTGATGCGATGCTCCAGAACCAGATGCTCGACGCAGTGGAGCAGGGTGTCGATCCGCGCAAGGCGCAGGCCGACTATCTGCGCAACGCTTCAGCACTAGTTGCACCGTCAGGTGTTCCGTTCCTCTCTTATCCCGAGGAGTAGTAGATGGCTTCGATTGCCCAGATGATGCAGGCCGCAACCCCTGACCCGGTTGCGGACTTGCCGCGTTTCTCGGACATTGCCCGCCCGGTACAAGGCAACACGACACGGAACCCGCTCACTGCGGGTTTATCTTCAGGTGTCGATCAGTTGCAGGGTGCAGGCGGCGCGTTCGTGGCCGCGATTGGCGACATCGTGGGTGCCAAGGGCATCAAGGACTGGGGCGTCGGTGTCGCGCAGCGCAACGCTGCCGAGGCGGCGAAGAATGGCCGGGCTGATCTCTCGCGCCCGATCTGGGAGCAGAACTTCACTGATCTCCCGGCGTGGCTTGGCTACAGGACCGCGCAGCAGGTGCCGCAGATGGCTGTCCAGCTGGCAGGCGGTGCCGTGCTGGGGCGTGGTCTGGCGCGGGCTGAGAAGATGCTGCCGGACGCCGTGGCCGAGATCGGCGCACGCACCCCGCAGGCACTGGGCGGTGGCGGTGCAGGCTTTTCCGGGGCCGTGACGAAGGAGGCTCTGGACGAAGGCCGGAAGTACATGACCGATGTGGCCGGGGCCACCATCGCAGGCTACCCCATGGCGGTTGGCTCCATGTACGGCGAAGCAATCGAACGCGGCGATCCGAACAAGGGCGATGCGATCACTGCCGCGATCATGGGTCCGGCCTACGCGGCTCTCGACGCGATGGGTCCTGTCCAGTTGAAGCGCCTCGCGCTGAACGGTCAGAAGGGCAAGCTGGCTTCCCGGCTGCTCACTGGCGTGTTCGCGGGCGCAGCTGCGGAAGCACCGCAGGAAGCAGTCCAGACGGCCATGGAGCAGGCATTCCGGCCTGACTTGTCTCCGCAGGAGAAGTTCAGGAACATCGTTGACGCTGCCGTGACAGGCGCGGCCATCGGTGGCTTCCTTGGTGGCGGTGCTGGTATTCGCAGGACCAAAAGCCCCTCGGAGGTGTCGGATGATGAGCAGAAGTCTGTGGTGGATAACGCCCTTGCGAACGCTACTGCTCCGAAGGGTCCAGCACCGACTTTGAATTTGGAGGTGTCTCCCGGTGTGACGCAGACAGGGCCGTTCGGTACTTCTGCTGTTGAGCCGGAAGTAGTTCGTCCGCACGCGAAGGAACCCATTGAACGTGTCCAGTCCATGCTGGCCGATGTCGAGAGCCGGATGACTGCGGGCGGCGGCACCCAGCAGGACGCGATCAACCGCAGGCAGCTGCGTGATGAGATCGCGGCCCGCGCTGCCGAGGTGCAGCCGGAACGTCCGTTCGCACAAGTTCCTGACAATGAGCTTGTGCAGGCGGCGCAACTGATCGACGCTCCGAACGTCACTGCGGAGCAGAA